CGAGTATCTAACGAGCACGTTATACAACCAGTTAGGACTTACCCAGGAAGTTTTTGACGGTACCGCAGATGAGCAGGCTATGCTGAACTATAGGACTCGAACTATAGAGCCCGTGCTTTGCGCAATCGTAGAAGAGCTAAGACGTAAGTTCTTGACGAAGACCGCAAGAACTCAGGGCCAGACTATCATGTTCTTCTCTACGCCGTTTAAGCTTGTTACAGCTGAGAAGTTGGCGGACATCGCCGATAAGTTCACACGTAATGAGATCATGTCGAGTAACGAGTTCAGAGCAATTGTCGGCCTTAAGCCTAGCGATGATCCTACTGCGGACGAGCTTCGCAATAAGAACCTTAATCGCGAAGGCAATGATCCAATGATGGAAGGCCAGTATCCTCCAGAGGAAGAAGTTCCGCAGGATGAATACCAGCAATACTAAAAGGAGCAAAATTCAAAATGGCAGTAAACGAGTATGATTTTGGTGGATGGGCTACCAAAAACGATTTGAGATGCTCCGATGGAAGAACAATTCGCCGTGATGCTTTCAAGGTGCAGGACGGAGCTACTGTTCCGCTTGTATGGCAGCATCAGCATGACAGCCCCGATAACGTGATCGGTCATGCGTTTTTGGAGAATAGACCTGAAGGCGTGTATGCTAAATGCAAATTTAACACGACGCCTAAAGCATTAACCTGCAAGAAGCTTGTTGGCTCTGGGGATATTAATTCTCTGTCCATCTATGCAAATCAGCTTCTCCAGAAGGCAGGAGACGTTCTTCATGGAACAATACGAGAAGTTAGTCTCGTTATTTCCGGAGCAAATCCTGGTGCCGTAATAGACACCATAACACTTGCCCATTCTGGCTCAAACCATGAGTTTGGGGAAGAAGAAGACGCTATATTTTACAATGACGATTACATAGATGATCGCAATCCAATGATTGAACAGGAGGAAGCCATAATGGCAGCAAATGAAGAGATCCGTCACTCTAATGACGAAAAAACAGTAGGCGATGTCCTTAGTACTTTAACTGATGAGCAGAAGGAAGCTGTATCTGCTTTGCTGACAGAGATTTTGTCAGACATAGACGAGGACGATGACGAAGAAGATGAAGAAGACGATGATAAAGAAATGGAGCAGTCTGGTATAATGAAACACAATGTATTCGATAAGGGCACCGCTCGTGATGACGATACCCTCAACCATTCCGCTATATTCGCTGAGGCTCTCGAAGACGCCAAGAATAATGGTGGTTCGCTGAGAGAAGCGGTTATGGCGCACGCCGCTACCTACGGTATCCAGAACATCGAGGCACTTTTCCCCGAGTTCAAGGATGTCCACGGCGCGATACCCGAAAAGATAGACCGTGATCAGGAATGGGTAAGCACGGTTATGAATGGTGTTCACAAGAGCCCGTTCAGCAGAATCAAGTCGACGACCTATGATATCACTGCAGATGAGGCGAGAGCGAAGGGTTACCTGAAGACCAACATGAAGAAAGAAGAATTCTTCGGCGTTGCTCGCAGAACCACTTCTCCGTACACCATCTATAAGAAACAGAAACTCGATCGCGATGACATCGTGGATATTACCGACTTCGACGTCGTTCAGTTCGTCCGTGGCGAAATGCGTGGCAAGCTGAATGAGGAAGTTGCTCGTGCAATTCTTCTCGGCGATGGCAGAGAAGTAGACGACGATGACAAGATCGATCCGACCCACATCCGTCCGATCCTTACGGATGCATCGTTCTACACTGTGCAGAAGGTGCTCGGCGTTTCTTCTTCCGACTTCGCACAGCCCACGACTCTCAGCTGGACCGAAACTGTCGGCTCCGGCGACGATGAAGGCACCAACACCGGTGTTGCTCAGCTTCAGGTCTCTGATGCTCTCGTTGAGGATATTGCCATGGCTATGGCTGACCTCAAAGGCACTGCCGGCAAGACCCTCTTCACCACGAAGAAGGCTCACCTCAAACTGCTCTGGATGCGTGATGCCAATGGCCGTAAGATCTACACGACCGACTCTGAGCTTTGCGCTGCTCTCGGCGTAAAGAACATCGTCGAGGTTGAGGTTATGGAGCAGTATCCGACGGTATTCGGTATCGTTGTCAACCTTGCCGACTACACCGTAGGCTCCGACAAGAAGGGTGCCGTAACTATGTTCGACGACTTCGACATAGACTACAACCAGTACAAGTACCTGCTTGAGACGAGACTCTCTGGCGCTCTTACCAGACCGCAGTCTGCTCTTGCCATCTACTTCTCTGACGCAACGCCCGTCGTTGATGGCGTCAACCCGACCTCCGTATTCGGTGAATACACCGGCAATCCCATCTATGCTGGCGCGAATCGTAACAAGACGAAGTCCGGCAAGTGGGGAGCCGACTATCCGGAGACCTAAGGTAAAAATTCAAAATGGCACGATTTTATGGGAAAATCGGTTTCGCTGTAGCTGGAGAAACTCGTCCTGGAGTATGGATGAATACGATTGTAGAGCGTCCATATTTTGGAACGCTGAATCGTGTCGTTGCGCGTGATCAGTCGGCCGACAAAGTTAATAACGATCTTGTTTTCAACAACGAAATTAGCATTGTCGCCGACTCTTACGCATATGCACATTACAGCGAAATTAAATACGTAGAGTTTATGGGAGCTAAATGGAATGTTTCGGCGGTGCAAATGCAGAGGCCGAGACTTATTCTCAACATGGGCGACGTATACAAAGAGGAGGAAGATCATGGCGGACAGACTTGATCTGCACGAGGAGCTTTGCGATCTTTTAGGATCTCGCAATGTCTACTTTCAGCCTCCTGCAACGGTTACTATGAAGTATCCTTGCCTTGTATACGAACGGTCTTCTGGCCTTTCCCCCAAAGCTGACAATAAAAACTATACGTATCACCAATCATATATAATCACGTATATTTCAAAAGATCCCGATTCACTTGACTTCATTCGTAAATTTGTATTTAAGTTTCCGCAGAGTCGGTACAACACACATTTTACGAGAGACAATCTGAATCATGACACATTCAGTTTATATTACTAAAGGAGTATAATATTATGCCTGAACTCAAATGGGATGCAGTCGGTGAAAGACTGTATGAAACTGGTGTAGACCACGGCGTACTTTACGTCGCTAAAGACACTCCCGCCGCTGTTGGCGATACTGATTACGGCAAAGGCGCTGGCGATTACGGAGTAGGCGTTGCATGGAACGGCCTTACCGGCGTAACCGAAAGTCGTGAAGGCGCTGAGGCGAACGCCCAGTATGCCGACAACATCAAGTATCTGAATCTTCTCAGCAATGAGGAATTCAATGGCACCATCGAAGCATTCACCTATCCTGATGCATGGGAGGAGTGCGATGGCTCTGCTTCTCCGGCTCCTGGCTTAGTCCTTGGCCAGCAGAAGAGGAAAGCATTCTGCTTCGTCTATCGTACCAGAGTTGGTAACGACACTGATGAATCAGAGCATGGATACAAGATTCACATCGTATACAATGCGAAGGCTCAGCCTGCGGAGAGATCCTATGAGACGATCAATGACAGCCCCGAGCCCATGACTTTCAGTTGGGAGTTCTCGACGACTCCTATGGAAGTCGGCAAGATCGGCGACAAAACTTATCGCCCCGTCGCTCATGTCGAGCTTGACTCTACCAAGGTTGATGCTACGAAGCTCGCATCGATCGAGGCGAAGCTGTTCGGTGGTGAGGGTGTGGGCGACAACCCTGTTGTCCTGTATCCGTCGGAGATCTACGCACTTCTCCAGTAATCAAAAATTCAAAATGGGAGTGGTTTCATAGATGGGATCACTCCCTAACCTTTTTATAGGAGAACGAAAGTATGTTTAAGCATTTTATTGCATCTAAGATGATGCACAAGACAAAGCAACAGTCAAAACTTAAACGCATAGAAATAGGTCCTTCTACGGTTTCGACAGAAGGCAGCTCCACAGCAGGAGTTTTCTCTGGATTTTTTTATGCAGAGGAAGGCCAGACGTTTCAAGATCTGATTGAAAATGGAACTGAAGTAACACTGCAGGCTCATCCCGAAGGCTCAGAAG